ATATAATTTAGTTGGAAATATACCAATCTATTGTTGATTTTATACCATCTTCAAAATTTATCAAAGGTTTCCAATTCAATTCTTCCTTTGCTTTTGTAGAATCGATGGCATATCTTCTATCATGGCCTAATCTATCTTCAACATAGATTATTTCTGATTCTGGCTTACCCATGATGGATAGTATTTCTTTTACCAATTCACCATTAGACCACTCATTATCCGAACCTATGTTGTAAACTTCTCCATTTTTTCCTCTCTCGTATGCAAGCCATACCGCTCTACAATGGTCATCTACATGAATCCAATCACGAACATTCAATCCATCACCATATATTGGCAGTTTTTTACTATTTAATACATTTGTAATCATTAGTGGTATCAATTTTTCAGTATGTTGGCGTGGACCGTAGTTGTTGGAACAACGAGTTATCACAGTAGGAACACCGTGTGTATGATAATAAGCACGGACAAATCCATCTGCAGCTGATTTTGCTGCTGAATAAGATGAATTTGGTTTAATTTGTGATTGTTCGGTAAATTTTTCGTGTGAATATAACTCTAAACTACCATAGACTTCATCGGTAGATACTTGAACAAACTTTTTTAAGTTCAAATCCTTAGCAACCGTCAATAAAGATACAGTTCCAATAATATTAGTATCTATGAATGGTTTTTCATCCGTAATTGACCTATCTACATGAGATTCTGCAGCAAAATTTATTATACCTTCTACATTGTAAAATGAACAAATACTTTTTACAAATTCTGTATCACAGATGTCACCATGTACGAATATATGTCTATCGTCATTTTCAATAAATTTTTTAACATTTTGTAAATTACCAGCGTAGGTGAGTAAATCCAAATTTATTATTCTAATATCAGACTGAATATCATCTAACACCATGTGAATAAAGTTACTACCTATAAAACCACAACCACCTGTTACAAGAACAGTTCTTTTTTGAAGTGACATAACAAAAAATAAAACCCTATATTCATTAACATTACTGCTAATAAATATAGGGCAATTTTTTTAAATCCGATGATTATTACTATTTTAGTCTAAAAATAAAAATATAATCTAAATTAGTATTGTAAGATAGCATAATCATAAGCGAGTGTGAGAGAAATCTCAACAAACGCATCGTTTGCCCAATCCATTTCACCAAATGTAGTTGCAGTAATAAATGCACCTTTCAATGTCCATTCTTCAACTTTATCACCAACGGGTCCAAGAACATGGAGTGTAATGTCTTTCTTATAGAAGTCAGAATAACCATCACGGCCTGTTACTGATTCGTGTGATAAACGAACCCATTCCATAACTGCCTGAGCAGCTGAAGGAACGATTGGATCATAAAGTTTTATACTAACATCTTGCCATTCACCTTTACCCTTTACCTTGCGTTTGATGTTAATATGATCAAGCGTGATTGGGTTAAAGTTTATGTTTGGACGACCTGCACCTTTTACCAAATAGGCAGGAACACCCTCGATATACATGATAAAACGGTTTTGTAATTTTGGCTCAAACGGGGTAAAAAACACTTCCGTGGGATCGAGTAATTCAGCCATTTATTTCTCCAAATTTTAAATATCCTTTAAGTATAAATATATTCTTTTCAAAAAAAGTGGGGAGAGTATTTCATCTCCCCTTTATTTTAATTAAGCACCTGGGAATGCCGCACCTGTTGATTGAATGTTGAAGTCAAGAATAATAAATTCAGCAGTCTTTGCAGGTTGTAGATACAACTGTCCGTAAAGAATGTTACGGTCAATAATATCCGGCGTATTATTACTTTCATCCATGATAACACGGAAAGCATACAAACCTTGGCGTTGTTGGATTGATTCAAGATATGGGTTCACAATATTCAAGAAGCGAGTTCTTGTTTGTGATGTGTTTTGTTCAAACACAAGGTATCTTGTAGAAGAAGCAATAAACTTCTTAGCAGCAATCAACAATCTACGAACATTGATACGGTCAAGAGCAGATGGACGACCTTGAAGTGTCTTTTGACCCCATACACATACTCCAGTTGATGGGAATACTGCGATAGGATTGATTCTTGCCTCATACAATGTATCTCTTTCTGTTTGTGTTAATCGTGTTTTAACTTCAACGACCTCTGTAAGACCACCACGATTCAAACCAGCAGGAGCGAACCATTCAGCAGAAACACGGTCATTGAATGCAATCACACCAGGAAGAACAACAGATGGTGGAACCCAAATTGGTTTGTTTCTATCGAAATCAAGAATCTTAACCCAAGGATAATATGTAGCCGCATAGTTTGTATCTAAACCTTCGGTTGTAGAAACTGCAGTTGCAATATTATCAGAGATTCCAGTTGAATCCATTACATAGAAAGCATCACCACGATTTTCACACATATCAGCGGCATAAGTTGTTACTGATGAATGTAATTGGTGTAATACACCAGGTGTTGCAATCATGTTAATATCAAATTCATCTGCATTTGAAATTGTATCGATGGCCTTCTTGTAAGCAGTATATCCATCAGCAGAAGTAGTTGATATATCAAATCCTTGTGTATTTCCAGCTACGATATGTACGCCTGTTTTCTTTTGTAGATTTGGCTTGTGACCGTCAAATCCACCTTGGAATGGCAACATAAATTTACGAGTGTCAAGAGCAGTATTAGTTGTCAAATCGATTGAAGAACTATATGCAGTTGCACTTGATGGGAAATTTGCACCAGGATTTTGTTCGTAATCACCCAAGTAGAAGTCTATGTTACTACCTGTTGTTTGATTAGCTGCAATAGGTAATGGACGAAGATAGTTAAAGTTATCTGTATTAGAGAAGTCATAGTTGAATCCCCAATATACTCGTCTATTGTAAGCACCACCAACTGATTGTGCTGAAACATAAGTTGCAGCGGCTGGTTGTGTGAATGCACTTGGTATTGGAGAAATAGGAGCACGGAAACCAAAAGGAACAAGATTTGGAGATATTGCACCATTTGCAACGGCTTCTGTTACTTCAACACGAATATATTTTGATTTGTTAGAATAGTCACCATTTACAACAACTTTACCTTCATCAGTAATTGTAATATATCTATCACCAACTGCTCTTGCAATATATTTTGGAGAATTTGGATCAAGATTACACTTAAATTGTTCTACTACTGATGGGCGTATATCTTCGTCTTCTGATGTGAATGGTGTTTGTGGAAGTTTAGATTGATCAACAAATCTAACAACAACATCAAAATCACCATATTCAGAACCAGCGATTGTACCAGCAGGACGAATATTTGCAATACCAACCTTTACTTCATAGTTAGCATGAATACCATGAGAAAGTGTATGGAATTTGAAAAGATCCTGTTTGATAGCACCAACTTTTTGTGATGTCACATAAGGTGTAGATGCTTCAAGATAATCTGTTGTGAAATCCCAAGGAGAACCAGCAGAACCAGTTTCAATCAAGATAGTAGTTGCACCATCAGCTGCCAAAGAAGCAGATGCTTGTTTTTTGAAATTAACATAATTGTAAACGGCATGAGTTCCGTAAGGATTATAGCCGAATAAATCACCTACAAATGAAGTATTTTCAGGGTCAATAGAAGAACTGAAAGCAAGACCGTTTTCACTGGTTGCATTTGTAAATGAAGAAACATCTGTTGTAAATCCACCAGATACAGTTAATACAAAACTACCGCTTGCATTTGCAGAAATCGCTGACTTCGCAAATAAAGAATCGGAATCACTATTTGTTACAACAAAAGTAGGGTGCAATAATGATATAAGTTTCTTACCCCAAGAACCTGTTGCAACAAGTGCAATAGGATGTTTTACGGAATATCCACCTGAACCAAGTACACGAACTATTGTTGCACTACCAGCATTATTTAGATAGTTTTTAGCAGTATATGGTAAATATGATTGTTCATAAGTTCCACCGAATTTGGTAACAAAATCACCATAACCATTTACTACGGTTGGGACAAATGCAGGTCCCTTCATCGTGGGTCCAATGAGAGCAGCACCAATGGCACCAATTCCTTGTGGAAGGAATGATAGGTCATTTTCATTGGTAAACACTCCAGGACTTACAATTCTTTCATTAGCCACTTATTATCTCCATAAAATTATAGAATTGAATTCTCATATAAATATGAGTTAAAAACCTCAAACTATGCTTTGGTTGGAATAAATTTTCCAGAATCTAAATCTAAAACTCCATCACCGTACTTTTCATTTAATGAAGATACCAGTGACTTTTCTTCTTCTTGTAATTTGCTATATCTATCAAACAATTCAGTTCTGAATGTTGATATTTCTTCCAATCTCTTATTCAACAAATGTAATTCAATTTCAACTTGACCGATTTGAGCAGTTGTTGTTGCATATTTTGATTGAAGTGATTTTACTGATTCCACATCTTCTTGTGAAAAATCTTTTTCTGTGTTTTGTGCCGTAACTTCTGACATAAAAAACCTCTTAT